AGCACCGACTGGGGTGTCCTTTTCAGGTGGTCACTTTTTGACCAGTAGATATTGTGCTTTTTTACCGGCTAACTGATTTTATATCAGTTATTAATCCGATGCTAAGCCCTTGATTTAAAAGCATTTAATCTGTAACACGCTAGCATAATGCTCGTATTGCGCTGGCATCATGGCGCATGTGTGCTTGCACCTGCGGGTGCGGGCGGGCGTGGGCCGGTGGGGGGTCTGGCGCTACTGTATACAGCCTAATACACAGATCAGGTATCCACTTTTAGTATGTCCCTATATAATCACAGCCAATATGCACAAAAATACCCTCAGTAACCATAATTTTTATCTATGTTAGCAGTTGCACACTAGGCAGAAAACACGCATACATAGAGCTACCTCATAAAACTGCCTCACAAAGGGGTACACATGGACCATGAAAAAGGTACCATGGGGCTATATTTGTACTTTTACTACAGAAAATGTACAGTTTTTAGTGCTTATTGAAGAAAGTACTTGACAAGATCCTAAAAAAGCATATAACATATCACTGTTAGGTGATAAAAAAAGCAAGTGTTAATACTATATAACTGTAAATACTACAGTTACAATATAAAACTTATAATAATACTTACAATACTACACTTAAATAAACACTTAAGATATTAATACTAAAAAACACACATACACTTTAACTACTACACTTATCTACCACACTTAAATGTCTCACTTAAAGTACTCTTTAATCCAATAATACGTATTAAAGAAGTCTTTAACTTCCTAACCCTTTACACGTACTTCCTGTCTGTGTTATAATTCGGGTACACCCTCTGTACTTCCTGCCTCTGTATCTGCTTTTATGAAAGTTTTACTTGACAGTGGCTAAAAAATCAATACAACTACGTGAAACAAGTTATTTAGAAGACTACTACCGTGCTGTCATTGAAGATAAGCATCAAAATGTTTATCTGTACCATAGCGATGTATTCTTTGTACGTGCTGCCCTAGCTGCTAGGCTGGGCTATTTACCTACTTTGCTAGAAGTTGAAGCTGCCATGAAAGATTCAGGGTGGAAAGAAAGTAGGAAGATTCTACCAACAGTTAAACAAGACTAGGGATCTGTACTTATGCCATCAGAATTTCCAGAGAGGTACAAGAAGTTAGGTTTTAGTGGTTACAACCAGCCAAAGAAATCTAACAGACCTGAGAAAAAGGGTATGGTTGTAGCTAAAGAAGGTGACAAGGTTAAGCTGATTCATTACGGTGACAGCAGCATGGGTCATAACTACAGCCCAGAGGCAAGAAAGAGTTTTAAGGCAAGGCATGCCAAGAACATTGCCAAAGGAAAGTTGTCTGCTGCGTACTGGGCGGATAAAGAATTGTGGGCTGGGTCGGGAGGATCGGTCAAGCAACCACCTAAATCTCAGAAACACACGAAAGGAAAGTAAAATGGCATTAGCAAGTAAACTAGCAAAAGGGGCTATGGAGCGTACCAAGAAGTTCTTGGGACTTCCCGGGTATGACGAAGGCACTGCAGCAGCCCAGAAAGAAGTAGATGATGAGATTGCTCGTCTTAAGAAGATTGAGAAATCTAAAGAGCTTACCGACAGTGAAGAAAAGAAACTGGATCGTCTTATGAACCGTAAGATGCGTGAAGAAGGTGCAGAAACTTCTGGTGGCATGGCACGGGAGCGTAAGGGTAAAGGGCTTAGCGAGAAAGAAAAGAAACAGATGCAAGAGTCCTTGGAGTTTAAAAAGGGTGGTTTGAGCACAGCGAAAGATATGGCTAAAAAGAAAAAACCAATGACCATGGCTAAGGGTGGTATGAGCACAGGCTATGCCAAAGGCGGCATGAGCACAGGCTACAACAAAGGCGGTATGGCTAACTGTGGTGCTTCAATGAAGCCTAACGGTCCTAAGAAAGGCAAGTAAGAATTATGGTACCTGAGACCTACAAGGGTAAGAAGACAGCCACCATGCCCCGGGCTGAGTACGAGAAGATGTTAAAAGAGTTAGGCATGGATAAGCCAAGCAAAGAAAAGCATGGCTATGTAGGGGAGGAGCCTGATACTGCCCCAGCTAAGAAAAAGCCAGCAATGGCAAAAGGAGGCAGTGTGACTAAATTCAAACCGTGTAAGGGATGTCCTACCCCAGCTAAGTGCAAGGCAGCAGGCAAGTGTATGGCTAAGAAGGCTGCAGGTGGCATGTTGATTATTCCTGTAAAGATGGAAAAGAGTACAGCTACCAAGTATGCAGGTGCCAAGAAGAAAGTGAAGAAATAATATGCCCGGGCTAAAGTCAGTCGATCAGGGAAAGAATCCCGGGTTATCCAAACTCCCAGAAGATGTACGTAACAAAATGGGTTACATGAAAGATGGGGGCATGGCTAAGAAGACTAAGGCTGAAAAGAAGATTAGCAAAGTCATGGGTGAGTTTAAGGAAAGTAAACTTAAATCCTCAAGTGGTCAAAAAGTGACCAGTAAAAAGCAGGCAATAGCAATTGCCCTATCTGAGGCAGGCAAGTCTAAGGTAAAGAAAAAGAAGTAATGGCACGTACCAACGAAAAGCTTTGGGAGAAAGCTAAGGCAGAGGCCAAGGCTAAGATGGGTGGCAAGCACTCAGCCAGAGCTATGCAGTTAGCAGGAAAGATATATAAGGATAAAGGCGGTGGGTACACAGGAGAAAAGACAAAGGAACAAAAGTCCCTATCTAAGTGGACCAAGCAAGAGTGGACTACTAAGTCCGGTAAGCCTTCAGGAGAGACTGGGGAACGATACCTTCCTAAAAAAGCAATCAAAGCTTTGTCTTCTTCTGAGTACGCCTCCACAACCAAAGCCAAGCGTGAAGGAACAAAAGCAGGAAAGCAGTTTGTGAGTCAGCCTAAAGACATTGCAAAAAAAGTAAAGAAGTTTAGAGACTAACTAGTGAGCATTACATATTATCCCCCAATAGGGACAAAAGAGAATCCAAGCTATGTAGCCATAAATGGTCCTAACGTAGATGCGTTTGGTAGGCTGCGGGTAAGTGAACCGTTTACTTTATTTGATTCTTCTCACCGGTACTCAGATAACGGGCTGTGGGTAGCTTCAACTTCAGGAACAGCTAGTGCTACATTTGTAGCCAATGAAGGTTTAGTTGACTTAGCTGTAGGAACAGCAAGTGGTGATGAAATTATAAGAGAGACCACTAAGGTATTTTCTTATCAGCCCGGAAAAAGTTTGTTAGTAATGAACACGTTTGTTATGGGAACTGCCAAGGCAGGTCTTCGTCAAAGGGTTGGATACTACGGTCAAGATAACGGGTTTTATGTAGAAAGAGATGGGACTACAGTTTATTTAGTAGAGCGTAGTCTTGTAACCGGGTCAGCAACTAATACTCGTGTAGCCCAGTCTAGCTGGAATCAAGATAAGTTAGATGGCACTGGACCCTCTGGTATAACGCTAGACATGTCTAAGGCTCAGATCTTGTACATGGACATTGAGTGGCTGGGACTTGGTACAGTGCGTACCGGGTTTGTTATAAATGGAACTTTTGTTCCAGCCCATAATTTCGATCATGCTAATTTAGTAACGACTACGTATATTACTACCGCATCTTTGCCATTGCGGTATGAGATGAGAAACACTGCTGGTACAGCGAGTACAAGTACTCTTAAGCAAGTTTGCTCTACAGTAATTTCAGAAGGTGGCTATAGTTTAAATGGACTTCAGCAAGCAATAGGAACACCAATTACGTCCCCTACGTCTTTAGCTACCGCAGGAACTTTTTACCCAATTATTTCTTTGAGACTTAAAACCACTAGGTTAGATGCAATCATTATATTAACTGCTGCTTCTATTTTAGGTCTTACGAATAACGTCAACTATGAGTGGCGAGTAGTTGCTTCTGGAACTACAACAGGTGGAACTTGGGTTAGTGCTGGAACAAACTCTGGTGTTGAGTATAACATTACAGGTACTTCTTTTACTGGTGGTAGAATACTTGCTTCTGGATACACTCAGGGATCTAATCAAGGTGCTACTACTATTGATATTTTAAAAGCTGCATTGTTTGCTAACCAATTAGAGAGGAACGGATTGACTAGCTCTCCGTATGAACTAACTTTAATTGCAGCAGCATCAAGCAATAGCGCAACAATTCATGCTTCCTTTGATTGGGAAGAGATTTCAAGATAATGTCTACATCTACAAAAAATAGAACAGTTAGCAAGGTACTAACAGCAAGTAATACAGATATCTACGTAGTGCCGTTAAACTACGAAACAGAAGTAGCTAGTATCTTTGTATCAAATGCAAGTAGCTCATCAAGAGAATTTTCTTTGGACTGGTATGATGCAGAAAATACTACGTTCTATACGCTTGCTGAACTTGTTAAAGTACCACCACATTCTATCTTGCAAGTTACAGATGGGTTGTGGTTAAAGAAGTCGGATAAGTTGCGTGGTTTGGCTAGCGTGACGGATGACATCACAGTCACAGTTAAAGCATACGAGTATTTCATACCACTGCAAAAAGGTTAATAAAAAGTAAATGAGCATAAACCTATCGATGTATTTAATAACAGGATGTATGTTAGGATTTGAACATGTATGCGTGGATGATATACATTATATTGTCATTGATATACTGTTTGTTCGTTTTACCGTTGAAATAGAAAAAGCTGAATGATGTGGGTTGCTATGTGGATGGTATGCATTGCAACTCAACCCTGTGAGGAAGTTGTAGACGTTACTCCAAAATACTTTGAAGTAGAACAAGAATGCAAAAAGTATGGAGAACAAAAAGCAATATTCATGGCTAACTATCTAAAAGAGAAAAACATACCAAGCAAAATAGGATATCGTTGCAATAGAGAAAGCTCAATAAGGGAAGCAAATGGCACGTAATTTAACAGACCGTCAAAAGAAATTCTTAGACGTATTATTTGAGGAGGCTAACGGCGATGCGGTTACTGCAAAAAAGCTGGCTGGCTATTCAGACAATACGCCTACAGTGGACATCATATCTGCGATTAAAGATGAAGTACTTGAGCGTACAAACCTGTATCTGGCTCGTAACGCTCCTCGTGCTGCTGTGGCTATGGCTGGTGCAATTCTTGATCCAACTGAGTTGGGCATTAAAGAAAAAATGAATGCTGCTCGTGAGATCCTTGATCGTACTGGTCTGGTCAAGACAGAGAAGGTTCAGGTAGAGGCAACAAACGGATTGATGATTCTTCCTCCTAAGGATAAAGATAAGGATGAGGAGTAGTATTGGTAGGTGGCTACTGCCACAACCAGTAGATGCAGTAAAAAAGAATAACTGGATTCAGATACCAAACCTAAGAAGCAATAGATCTCTTAAGCCTCCGTTTGGTTATCGTGAATGTGAAGATAATCCAGATGTGTATGAACCGATACCGGTAGAGTTAGCAGCATTAGAGAAGGCTAGAAAGCATTTAAAGAAGCATACGTCTAGACAAGTAGCTGCGTGGTTAACAAAACTAACAGGAAGATCGATATCGCACAAAGGATTATTACAAAGGCTGAGGTATGAGCAGTACAATAAAACGAAAGCATCCACCCTCAGATCTTGGGCCAGAAGGTACAAGAAAGCGATCCTCCTCGCTGAGAGGTACGAAAAGAAACCGGGGGCAAAAAAACAAAGCGTCCTCCAACAAATCGGAGCAGAGGACTGGGGAGAGCGAGACAGAACCTTCGTCAACCTCACAACTGATCCTGATGGAACAAGACGAGTTTACAAGTTATGCGGATGTAGATGTGAACACTGCAGTAACGCTGGAAGAGCAGAACATAATCTTCAAGCCGAACCCGGGACCACAGACATCCTTCTTAGCAGCAAATGAACGTGAAGTACTTTATGGTGGGGCAGCAGGGGGTGGTAAGAGTTATGCCATGCTTGCAGATCCGTTGCGTTACATGCAACACCCACAGTTCAGTGGATTGTTATTGCGACATACCACGGAAGAGTTACGAGAACTGATTTGGAAAAGCCAAGAGATGTACCCGAAGATTTACCCGGGCATCAAATGGTCAGAAAGAAAGATGCAGTGGATAGCACCAAGTGGTGCAAGGTTGTGGTTTTCGTATCTGGATAGAGATGAAGATGTACTGCGGTATCAGGGTCTAGCATTTAGTTGGGTAGGGTTTGACGAGTTGACGCAGTGGAGTACTCCGTTTGCATGGAACTACATGCGGTCTCGTCTACGTAGCACAGCACCAGATCTACCGGTGTATATGAGAGCTACAACCAACCCGGGTGGTCCCGGACATGCGTGGGTTAAGAAGATGTTTATTGATCCTTCTGCTCCCAACAAAGCATTCTGGGCTACAGACATAGATACTGCACAGACGCTGACGTATCCTGCAGGACACAGTAAAGCAGGTCAGCCTTTGTTTAGGCGTAGGTTTATACCTGCGATGCTAGTAGATAATCCTTACCTTGCTCAGCAGGGAGATTATGAAACGATGCTCTTATCATTACCTGAGCATCAACGTAAACAACTGTTAGAAGGGAACTGGGATGTATCTGAAGGGGCAGCGTTTGCAGAGTTTAATAGATCGATACATGTTATCGAACCCACGGATATACCACGTAACTGGGTTAAGTTTAGAGCATGCGACTATGGGTATGGTTCTTTTTCTGCTGTACTGTGGTTTGCTGTAAGCCCTTCAGAACAGATTATTGTTTACAGGGAGTTGTATGTAAGTAAAGTCTTAGCAAAAGACTTAGCAAGAATGGTAATGGAACTTGAGCAAAACGATGGACAGATTCGGTATGGCGTTCTCGACTCAAGCTGCTGGCACAAGAGGGGAGATACTGGCCCTTCACTAGCAGAGCAAATGATTAAAGAGGGATGTAGGTGGAGACCCTCAGATAGGTCTGCCGGTTCTCGTGTGGCAGGCAAAAATGAAATACATAGAAGATTACAGGTAGATGAGTTTACGGAAGAACCACGTTTGGTGATCATGAGCAATTGCACAAATCTCATAGCTCAACTACCTATTTTACCGCTAGACAAAAGTAATCCTGAAGACATTGACACTAAGGTAACTTTTGATCACTTGTACGATGCTTTACGATATGGCGTTATGAGTAGACCTCGATTTAGTATTTGGGACTATGACCCAGCTAAATCAAGACCTTCTCAGTTTGTACCAGCCGATCCTACTATGGGGTATTGACTTAGATAATGGCAAAAGAAAACAACATGGAAGATACAGCCGGGAGTCTTAAAGACGTATCTGATGCTTCAAAGGAAAGTTTAATTGTTTCTCCTTTGGTTAATCATGTCTTAGATTTATTCAATAAGTCTGAAACTGCTAGACGGTTTGATGAAGACCGTTGGATTAGAGCTTACAGAAACTACCGGGGTTTATACGGACCTGACGTTCAGTTTACTGAAGCAGAAAAGAGCAGAGTATTTGTTAAGGTAACCAAGACAAAAGTACTAGCTGCTTACGGACAAATCATCGATGTCCTTTTTGCTAACAACAGTTTCCCACTAAGCGTAGAGCCTACCGTTCTACCTGAAGGCGTAGTGGAAGATGTTCACTTTGATCTTAACGAAAAAAGAGTTAGAGACGCTGCCCCCAACTTTTCTCCTTACGGGTATCGTGGTGATGGAAAAGATCTTCCCCCGGGAGCAACTTATAAAGATCTAGTAGACAGACTTGGTCCTTTGACAGACGAGTTGTCTGGTATTCAAAATTTAAACGAAGGTCCGGGAGTAGCTCCATCTGCAGTGACGTATAGCCCAGCTATGGTTGCTGCTAAGAAGATGGAGAAAAAGATTCATGACCAGTTAGAAGAAAGCAATGCCACAAAGCAGTTGCGTTCTGCTGCATTTGAATTGGCTTTGTTTGGTACTGGTATTATGAAAGGTCCGTTTGCTGTAGATAAAGAATACGCAAACCTT